TCTCATTCGCCGGACTCGAGCAATAGCTCGGCCTCGCTCAGCAATTGATCGACGTCCATCCCAGCCTCGCCGTCCGCGACAATGCGCTTTGCCAGGGCCTTGATATCAACAGTCACGTCCACTCGGTCGCGCTTGCCCCACTTCGCCGATCGCCGGCGCTCGAGCCAGAACGTCGTCGCTTGCAGATCGCCCATGACGGCGTGAGCACGGAGCAGGGCCGTAAACGACGCCTCGGCTTTGTCTTCCGCCGCGACGACCAGCTTGGCGAACTCGGGGTCATGGTTCATCCAGCCGTACGGCGTATTGCGATGGACACCAATTGCGCCGGCCGCAGCCTCTCGCGTCATGCCCTGCTCCAGGCATAGCAGATACGCCTCGACTCGCTGGTCGCTCATTTTGCTATTGGCCGGCTGGCCGTTTGGCATCGCAGTTCGCAATGGTTCCCTCATTCGGCAATCCTACCGTGTCTCACGCGACGCACGATTCTCCCTAGAGGCCTGGAGGTTCGTTTTCTCCCTATCTTTCACCAGACTTTCACCCTACACACGTATACGTGTAGGCGTCGCGCACCGGCATAGCCTTCAACCGCGGTTGAAAGCAGCGCCGTTACCTCCGGCAAAATCGCTATTTTTCACATTTTTCACCGGCCGTGAAAGATTGACGATATTCATTTCTCCACTCGCCGGTGGTACATCAAAACCTTCGACCCAGGCATTGTTCGGAACACTACCATCCGCGCATCCTTCAACTCATTCAACGTCCTGGTCACGGTCGCATATGAGAACCTAGACAACGTCACCAGCTCCTCACGTGACATGCCAGGCCACTCGTCAGGTAACAATTCCAAGATAGTAACAGCGGCACGTTCCTTACTCGCCACGATCTTCACCGTCGCTGCGGTTCCCACCAATTGATTAGGCAATTCGCCGGCCTTGCTCCAGGCCCAACTCAATTCGATAGGCGGGGTCACGGCTCGCTGGTTGCTCTTCCTATTCGTCAACAGGCGCAGGTCTGGATCCTCGGGCCGGCTCATACCGTACGTGAGGCGTGCACCATTGCTCCAGAATGCGCTCCCGAACGGATGCTGCGGATCGACGTCCGCTTTCGGTGTGTGCGCCAGGCTGAGAGCCGGCAACCCGATTTGCGCAATCGCGGCACTGTACTTGATGGCGGTCGTGGATTTCTCCACGTCATTACCGACGCAGGCGTACCCGACACTGTCGATGACGAGATATGTAACATCAAGGCGAGTTACTTCCAGGCGAATTCCCTCGACGTCATCCCAGATTGCCTGCGTGGGCTGCGAAATATGGACGCGGGTGAGATCTCCCTCGAAAGCCCTGACGCGCGGCTTCCACTCCATCGAAGCATGGCGCTCATAGTCCAATAGCAGGACGTTGTGCCCGAGGTTTACGAGCATACTCGTCCACCAGGCAGCGACGATGCCCTTACCGGTGCCACCATCACCGAACAGGATCGTATGATCGCCGGGGTCCAGCCAACCTACCAGGAGTGGCTGAGGTTCGTAATCCGCGACCTCGCTCAACGGCATGGACCAGAATGTGTTCTCGACAATGGTGGGTGACGGTGGCGCCTGGCGGATCAGCTCCTCGACTTGCGTAGGAGTGAGCACTTCGACGGCATCCGCCGCGTCCCATCCTTTGGCGACGCCTTCAGGTGGCTCGACGGTACGAGGTTTGCTGCCGTGTGCCTTCAGCTCGTCAGCCAGGCGGGACATGTGAAGCAACCCGACGTCATCGGCGTCCGGCCAGAATGTGATGGGCCGGCCGAGAAGTGGGCCAAGGGCCACAAGGCTCGGCGTCGCCTGCGCACCTGTCACGGTGCCCAGGGCGTGAAACCCCGCGTCGAGAAGTGCCTGGGCAGCCTTCTCTCCTTCGGTCACGACGATAATCTCGTCGGTTGGCCAGGCTGGGAGGAGTTGCGAGCCGTATAGCGGAAGGTCTTCGGCTCGCAGACCGTTGAGGCCGCCTTCCCACGTCATCGACTTGGAACCGTTGGCCAGGTCTGTCCGCACGTGCGTGGCTCGCAGGATGCCGGCCACATCGCGGATTTCGTACCGTATGGCCGGGGCATGCCCATTCAGGCGGGGCCGGAAGCTCACCACCACGTCGCGTTGTATGGGCGTGGCCTCGATTGCGGCTACGATCGCCTCGTATTTGCAACCGGCAAAGCATTTGACGAGCGCGTCTTTGCCAACTCGCCCGGTGACATGGAGACTTGGCGCCTCATCGGGATGCGCAGGACAGATGCCCTTGAAATCCTGTGGCCGCCCAATTACTCCGTCCAAATGCTCCCGCCACCATTCAGCAGGCCGGCGGGCCTCAAACATCGGTCACGTGGAATTCCTCAAAATCCGCGGTTCCCACTTCCCCTACGAATTTCTCAGTGGCCGCCGGGTAAACGTCCTGGTAGTGGACGCTTGCCAGATTACCAGCCTGGCGCCCGGCGGCCTGCACGCTCGCTCGCAAGGGGACAACGAGGGGTGCAGCTGCCAATGATAATCCGGGAATGGAAATATGGGAACGGTCATGAAATTCGCCAGGCCGGCTCCTGCCGGCAGTACTAGTGTCTAGCCGAAGGTACTGCATTTGGGGGGTGTACGCCGGCCCTGGATAGGCCTATAATCATCTCCTACGCCTGCGGACCACGCGGGTACCTTCAAGGGGAACAGAATGACTGACGAGACCTACGTGAGCCCTTTCGTTGATCCGCCCACCGCAGCGGATTACACGCCGGCGGACGATGCTCTCTTCACGATGATGAGCTACAACGTCAAGAGCAAGTCTCACGCACGCCGCATCCTCATGTCGGCTGCGATCAACGGGGACTTCATTCCCGATGAATTGCTTGACGCCATCGAATTGGTGTTGAAGTCATGAGCGCCGGCCTTGACCTCAAGCATACGGCTCAGCCGTCCATGCTGAAGGGGTTTCGCACACAGTACGTTGGAAACGTGTTGGTAAACCGCTGCGTCGTGTGCAATTGCAAAATCTGGCGAACAGCGGACCGTTTCCTTTGGTCCCACAGCACGCCGTCGCGAACGGCGAGAATTACGAGTGTCAAGTGAACGGAACATACGGCCAACTCTCGCTGCGCCTCGAGGTCACGATCCCAACCCCCGTTTGCGAGTGCAAATCCGCCAGGCCGGCGAATTTCACCAACCTGACCGCCAATTGCACGCGGTGCGGAGTGGAGACCGAGGTTGATATCTCAGGCCTCTGCGAGCCGTGCGGCCAGCCCAGCGAAGAAGTCTACGGGTCATGAGCAAGCGCAATCACCCCGCCACCATCTCAGCGAATTTGATGGGGCAGGCCAAGCTTGACCGCCTCATCCGCGAGTCTCAGCAGCGCCTGGCAATTGGGGCCACGATCAAGAATTCCCGTGGCACGGCCGTATGGAACGGCACGGCGTGGGTATATGGAAGGACTTCGCGATGACGGCCAAGGTTCCGCCGCACAAGTACAGTGACCCATACCGCATGAGCCGTTGCACTCATTGCGGGCGGCCGGCGAAAACCTGGCAGACCGTGAATGGAAAGTCAGTCAAGACGTGGTCAAAGCCCACGAAGAATTGCCGAGACACGTGGTGAACAGCCGCAACATCGTGTGGAGTACGGCACGCCACTTCATCCTCAAGGAGAACGGTGAATTTCTCGTGTACGAGTCACGGGATGGGATCGCCACATTGAAGGCAGCCAGGCAAACCCTCGACGCCGCGAAGACTGCGGCGCGGGACTTGAACAACGGAAGGCGCGTGTCATGAAGACCACAGTTCACAACAAGATCGCGAAAACCCATGCGGGCTCCAAGAGTCTGCGTGACCAGCAATCCACATATGAGGGTGGCGCCGGCGCGTCAGGCCGCGGAGCCAAGCCCAGCGAGGCGCCGGCACACGTCGTCGTGGACCCGCGAACCTCGCCCATGCCAGGCGCAACGCGCTCCAACGGCGAGCCTGAGATCATCATCGTCCATTGCCGCAACCTGCGAGTTGGGGATCGCGTTGTCAAATGGGGCGAGCCTGTCGAATATGGTCTCGTGACGTCAAACCTCGAGGGAACCATCTGCGTGATGTGGGACGATGGTCAGCTCACCACTCAAACCTGGAGGCATTCGCGATACAACCTTCAGAAAGCCGTGCGCACCGTTGAGCTATGGGAGCGCGCCACCAAACCTGGCCGGCCGCCGAAGAGCATCACGGGATAATCTCATACCGCGACAGCCCAGGATGCCCCGGGCCGGCCATTTTCTCGAGGGTGGGTAAACACTCGACTTCGAGGTTTGGGCCGGCCACGGGGCGTCCTGGACTCTCGTGGGGCGTCACGGCCTGGCCGGCGCCTGGCGGCCCGATCGGTTGGGAAGGCCTTGCCCTGAAAGTCTGACCAAAAGTCCTATACGCGGCGTGGACCAACGCCCTATAATCATCTTCTACCGCCCACCTGGGCGGGCAAGCAAGGGGAACCACCGTGACCAACGGACCTGACTACGGCAAGCTGAAAATGGCTCGCCTGCTCGTTGAATTGGATGCGAGCCACACATACACCGTGCCGGCCGACATTCTCGCCGACGCCAAGCAGACCATCGCCTGGCAGACGAGCGTCGCGAAGACCGCTGAATGGCAGCGAAACCGCGCACTCGAGGAAACCCTCAAGCGTCAGGCCATTCTCGACGCTGACGTCGCGGTTACGAGTGACACCGCGATGTGCGAGGCTCGCGTCTTCGAGCGCTCATACTTCGACAGCCGCGGACATGCCTGCGGCAAGCGAGCCAAGTTCGTGCGAACCTGGACCGACAATCAGAAGAACGTGCGGCAGTCACTCCTCTGCGGAACCCATCGTCAGGTCAAGGGCGAGTACGGCTGGCCTTTCTAAGCGGAACCCACGGCCGGCGAATTACCACGCCGGCCACCACACCTCAAGGGGAAATATCAAATGAGCACCTCCGAAGACATGCTGCGCAAGGTCCAGGCGCTTCTCGCGAAGGCTGAGAGCACGGACAACGAGCACGAGTCTGAAGCATTCTTCAGCAAGGCTCGCGAGTTGATGCTGAACCACGCGATTGACGAGCAGATGCTCCGTCAGGCGAGCGCGGAGAAGCGGGCGAGTGAAGCCCCCATCATGGTCGAATACATGTTCTCGACGAGCGACTCGAACGCCGTCGGCAAGAAGATGCTGTTGAACATGATCGCGCGAGCCAACCACGTGCGGATGATCCAGTATCAAAACCGCCGGAACTCAAACCTCCATCGGCCTGGCAATTCCGGCGTCGCGTCGCAGTGGTGCGCCCTCGTAGGGTTCAAGTCCGACATTGAGGTGGTGAAGATGCTCTACGTGAGCCTCCTCATCCAGGGCGCGCATTTCGGCCATCAGGCATTCGTCGCGACCTACGGGCGAGGCTCGGCCGGCAAGAGCAAATTCCTCACGGGTTTCCTCGTGGGGTTCGGCCAGCGAGTTGGGCAGCGGTTCAACGAGAACAAGCTGGCCATGCCGCAATCCTCCACGGCGCTGATCGTCATGCGAGACGCCGAGGTTGACAACGCATTGGGCGGCTTCTTCCCACACCTCGGCCGGGGCAAGCATTCCCGCTACGACGCACGAGGTGCCGCGGCCGGCCACATTGCCGGCAACCGTGCGGATATCGGATCCCCACAAGTCGGGGCCGGCCTTCGGCGAATTGGCAGCGGGCGATGAACGTCCACGTCGTGGTCTTCAGCGAGGATGGCGACACCAACGTCGCCGTCTTCGCTGAGCAGGCTGATGCCCGCGAATTTGCTCGCGGTCTTGAAGATCATGTGAGGTGGTATATCAACGAGCAGCCGGTAAACCAGCCAGGCGCGGCCACACCGCGCCAGGCCGACGAGCGGATCGAAATCGCGTATCGCGACCTGCGATATGACCCGCCCAGGCACAAGCGCATCGTCTGTCGAAATCAGGCGCAATTCGAGCGGTGGCTGTATCTCCATGGAGAGAACGTCGAAGTCATCGCGACCAGGCAAGCGGAGGCGTCATGACCAAGTGTGGACGCGACGACGATCCGTCTCAACACGACGTATCACGGCCTACCCGTGAGAACGAAAATAGGGGGTGTACAAACCCGATCGCCCAGGGTATATTCATCGTCAGCCGGCCGACCACCGGCCTAAGGGGAAGCAAATGAGAGGGAACCCACTCTGCCCGATAAACCTCAAGCACGGGTATCTCAAAACCTGGGAACCAGGCACCATCGCAGCGTGGTGGTGCGGACACATGGACCACGGCGCAAATGGCCGCTTCTTCACAGATAGCGAAGCCCGTGGCGAAATCACTCTCAAGGAGTCAGACGTGGCAAAGATCTACCAGGCAACCGCGAAGGCCGTCATCGCCGGCACCGTCACCGAAGAGGTCGCGGTCAAGCAGCTGGCCAACCAGTTGCAAGTCTCGGCAGACGAGGCGCTTGAAGGGCTGCGGGCCGAGCTGGCCAGGCAGCGCACGAGCGCCGAGGCGACGGCCGAGCAGAAGGAAGTCGTGGCCAAGCGGAAGGCCGCCCCGAAGGAGAAGGTCGCGAAAGGGCCGCGTGTCAAGCTCGAGCACGTCGAGCCTGAGGAATTCGCAGCCGTCCGCGATCGCCTTGGCCTGTCCAACAAGCAGGTCGCAGACGCGCTGATCGACGTGGTCGGCGCCAAGCCTGGTGAGCCGCCGACGCTCTCGCGCGTCACGGAACTCACCCACTCGAAGGGTTCGAGCCGGCCGCTGTTCGTCAAGTACGAGACGGCCCTGGTGAAGTACGCCAAGACCCACGAGTCCGCCGCGTCGATCGCCGCGAAGGCGAAGGCCGCGAAGGAGAAGGCGGACGCAGCCGCAGCCAAGGCGAAGGCCGATGCCGCAGCCAAGGCAGCGAAGGCCAACGGCAACGGCAAGCCTGCCGCCGATCCGGCGAGCAAGGCCCCGCGCCGCAAGCCTGCCGACGTCGGTGGAACCACGCCTGTTGGTGCGAATGGCGCGCCGGGTGCAGACGGGGCCGGCCAGAGCGCCGACTGACCACGGGAGCCTACGGGCTCCCAGGCCGGCCAAGACCTATCCCCTTGGGTCTTGGCCAACTTGGGAGCCCGTCGGCCGACGTGGTGGATCCTGGACGCCCGTGGGGCGTCTGGAAAATAGGGCATTCCCTTTCCGAAGGGGATGCCCTATATTCATCTTGTGCCGGGATTTACCGGTGGGGAACCAGGCTAAGGGGATCGGATGAACGACGACGAGATCTTGGGCAATGTGAGCGAAGCCCTCGATCAGTTCAACAACAGCGTGATCACGGCCGCCGACGCGGTCGCTCGCATCCGCGAGGCCGTTGCGGCCGAGACCACGGATGACGGCGACGAGACGGACGACGACGAGACGGAGGAGACCGAGGCCGCGCCGGCCTGACACTCGCCAGGCGTCGTCCAAATTTTGGGGCGTTCCCTTTTCGGAGGGGACGCCCTATATTCATTCCCGGCGGGTTCCATGTGTCCGAACTCGCCAGGCTCGCCGACCGGATCCCACGTTGCGTTGTCCAGGCCTGACGTTCGGTTCGCTACCAAACCTCTCACGCCCGCTTCCCAACGACCCGGCCGGCGAGTCCGTTCTACCGAAGGGGATCAAGTATGGCTACCAAGCCAACGCTCGAGGAGTACGCGCTTACACTCGCCTGGGCAGCGAGGCTTCGTTCCGAGGATCCACATCGCCAGGTAGGAGCATGCGTGCTCGGTCGCGACGGTGTGGTCCTGGGCCTCGGATACAACGGCCCGCCAACCGGTGTGGACCTGGAGCCAGGCATGTGGGCCAACCGGCAATTGGTTCGCGACGTCGTGGTGCATGCCGAGACCAACGCTCTTCGGTTTGTGCGGCCGCGTGAGGGGAAGATACTCGCCACCAGCTACCATCCGTGCCTCGACTGCCTGAGGTTCGCTGCCGCCCAGGGAGTTCACACGATCGTGTACGGCACCGTCCCGTCCACGCGTTGGCGGCCGGCCAGCGTGCAGCTCGCAGCCAGGCTGTTTGACATCGACCTGCGGAGACTCGACGTCTGATGGATAAGAACGCCGGCCTGCTGTATTTCCTCACGCTTGTCGAGGGTGACGGCCTAGTTCATTCGTACGAGCGCACTCGTGGCCATGAGAAGCTGATCGCCGGCGACGCCAAATATGGCCCCGACTCCTGGCGCTCGCACGACCACCTGTACGAGGCCGTCAACGAGACCGTAGACCTCGTCAACTATTGCTATCTCCGATGGCTTCAGCTCGAGGATCAGTACGAAGTTCTTGGCCCGCATGCTCGCCAGGCAATCGAGGCGGCGCGCACGGAGCTAATCGCATTTGCTCGCGAAGCCCTTGTCATCGGCCGTGGCCTGGATCGTCTGCGCCTGACACTTGCTCAAGCCGGTGTGCCGGCGTCACTCGACGGGCGCAATCTCGTCGGCCTGTGAACCGCGCTGAGCTGCGCCAGGCATGGGCAAACCGCAATTTGCGATACACGCGACCTCTCACTCCTGACGAGATAGCGGCCGTTCGCCTTAGCCGTATGCGCGAAGCCAACCAAATTCGCCAAGGTGGTGAACTCTACCGAGATGCCGCTCGTTGGCAACCGCCTACGCACGAGGATCGGAAATGACCCCTACGCTCAGCTCTGGTTGGTACGACGCTCTGACCGCGGTCATTCAAGACGGGATCTCGATTGCGCCGACGAAGGGGCCGGCGCTCGAGTACCCTGGCGTATTCGCTGTCGAGATCGAAATGCCGCAGTCGATCATCCTCGACGTGCCCGGCCGTGAATTTCGCCACGTGATCGGAGCGCTCGAGGGTTTGAGCCTCGTTGGCCAGGTCAGCATCGCCGAGACCTTCATCGATCGCGTGGCCGCCTTCCGCCCCTTCGTCCGGCACTCGATTTTCTGGGGAGCCTACGGTCCACGCGCGGCCGGCTCCATTGGACAGATCGCAACGATGCTCGCCGTGAAACCGGACAGTCGCCAGGCGGTGATCTCACTCTACAACTCGAAGACGGACCTGGGCCGGCCCGAAGAAGTCGACGTGCCGTGCACGCTTACAATCCAGTTCAAGGTTCGCCGGCAACGTCTCGAGATGTGGGTCGCGATGCGATCCAATGACGTCTGGCTTGGATTGCCGTATGACCTGATGCAATTCGCAATGCTCCAGGCCGCGATCGCCCAGCACCTCGGTATTCCGGCTGGACCCTATACGCACACGGCCGGCAGCATGCACCTCTACGATCGCCATTCGGTCAAGGCCCAGGAGGTTTACCGATCTGGCTCCGTGGAAGGCTGGAACCCGACGGTGATGGACTCGCCGGTATGGGGCGGGTCAGGGGATATCTCGGAGACCGCGAGTCGCGCCAGGCGAATTTTGCTGGGCGAGGAACACTACCTCGACAACCTGACGGAATTCGAGAAGCAGATGGTCCAGTGGCTGATCAAGTTCTAATTGACGGCGAGGAGCTGATTCTCTCCGTCGAGGATTCTCCGGAGCTGGAGGAGCTTGGCGCCAGGCGTCGCCACGACGGCCGGTGGATTCTCCCGGCCGCCTCGTGGATTGTCCGGTGGATTGCAGAGCTACTTGTAGGCGAGGAAGCCGCCACGGTCGCCCTACCGGCCCCACGGGACGTTGAGTGGGACCATCCCAACCGCCAGGATCTGTTCGCTCACCAGGTAGATCCGATCACGCGGCTCGTCAGCCGGCCACACGGCCAGCTCGCCGTGATGTCGCCAGGCTTGGGGAAGACCATCGTTGCGATTCTCGCGGCCGACGTTCTCAAGGCGAACGTTCTTGTGGTCGCGCCGTCCTCGCTTCGATTCAATTGGTTCCGCGAGATCGACACTTGGTCCGACGGCCGTTCAACATCGTGGACCGTCGTCTCATACGACGAGCTATGGCGCAAGCCAAACCAGTTCAAGGGATTGCGGTTTGACGTTCTGATTCTCGATGAGTCCGTGCTCGTCAAGTCGCGAAATGCGAAACGCCACAAGGCGGCATTCAAGCTTCGCAGCCAGGCGCGATTGGTGTGGGAGTTGACCGGCAATCCCACGACGCGCTACGCCGACGACCTATGGGGCCAGCTCCACATTATCTGGCCGAAAGCATTCAGCTCTTATTGGCGGTTCGCTCGCCGCTATTGCTACACGCGGCCGACGGCGTGGGGCGAATCGGTGACGGGAACCCGCGCTACTCGCAACGCCTTGCGAGACTCGTCGGATCTGGCGTTCACCGTCCAGCAGGAGGATGTGCTCGAGCTGCCCGAGTATCTATTCGAGGTTCTCGACGTCGAACTCGCTCCACGCCAGGCACGTGCGTACGACCAGATGCTCGCGGACTTCCGGTCGGAACTCGCCGGCGGGGAGATGAGCGCGGGCAACAAGGCAGCCAGGCTTATCCGACTCCAGCAGATTGCGTCCTGGGCGGATGACTCGTCAAAGCACAATGCTGTTCTCGAGCTGCTCGAGTCAGGGTACCTCGAGACGCCGGCGATTATCTGGACGCACTGGCTCGATGGCGCAGAGGAACTTGCCGAGCGGATCGCAGCTCTCGGCCCGTCGACAGCTTGGGTTCACGGCACACAGACGGTCAAGCGCAAGGATGAATTGCTCGAGGAGTACAAGGCCGGCAACGTCGATGTTCTCGTGCTCAGCCTAGGTGTGGGCAAGTTCGGCCATACGTTCACCAACACGCAATCGATGGTGTACGTTGACAAGACATGGAACGCGGACGATTACTTCCAGTCGCTCCACCGCGTTCGCCGGATCGGCCTGAAGCATTCGCCGCTCGTGCTCACCATCCGTGCGCCAGGCACCGTCGATGACCTGGTCGAGAGGAACTTGACGCGGAAGATGAAGGATGCCAGCCGCATGACCAATGCTGAGCTGTCAACGCTACTCGCCGGATTAGGGAGAAATGCATGACTGAACCTTGGCGGCGTGCCTTTTACAAATGGTCTAATGATGAAGGCACTAATCCGGATCTTGTTGCATTTGCGGCTGGTTGGAACGCCCACGAAGCCCTTTCACATGCGGAATTCGATGCTCACCTCGTACCGATCCTGGCTGCGATACAACAAGCCTCGCCCCCGGCGAGCATCGACGTGGAGCGGCTGTACGGCGCGCTCACTGCGATCGACGAGAGGATCGCCGAGTTCACCGAGGAGCCCATGGACGACCCGGTAGGTCGGCGCAGCTACGCCGAGACCGTCGCCGCTGAGTACGTCCGTCTCGCCCCGCAGCCGACGGCGGACCCAATATGAGATACGTACTCACGTTTGATCCCGGCCTGACCACCGGCTGGGCCGTACTCGATTACGACGGGATGATCGTGCAATGTGGAAACCTGCTCGAGGAAACGGTACTCGAGAAGAATTTCCTCCGCGACATGGTTGATCGCCTGGCTCGTGAGTACAACATCGCCGAGGTGATTGTCGAGGAGATGCCGCCAGGCTCGCCAGGCGATCGCAGCCGCCGGCTTGAAGCCGTGCGCCAGAAGCTCACCACCGCCACTGGATTATTCCAGGTGAGATATGTAAACCCGTCAACCTGGAAGACGTCTCGGGGCGTTCTGACGGCGCCACGGTTCGACCGGTGGGACGATGCTCCGGTAACTCAACACCAACGAGACGCCGTAGGAATTGCGAGGTGGTGGTTGAATGTTCGGGGAGATCAAACATGATCGTCACCATTGACTTCGGTGCAACCGAAGAAGAACGAGATGCCAAAGCCACGGTTGATGCGCGGCTGATGCATTCGATCGATCCGGAGATGCCGCCCTGCACGTACGGCTTTATCACCAATCGTGAGAACCTCATCGGTTTTGCCAGGCAATTGGGGATCGAAGATCTCAACCCCTGGCTGGATGCCTGGGCGATCAACAGCGAGCAGGGGCTACCGATCATGATTGTCCACGGTCCGGAGGAATTGCTCGAATGCCTCTAAACCGCGCGACCGGCGAAGAGCCTTGGTCACCGATCCTCATTGAAGGCACAACGGCCACCGAGCGCGCAAGCTTCCGACGATGCCGACGCCAGTGGTTCCTGAGCGTCGTGCACCGGCTGAAGCGAGCTGGAGGCGACTCGAATTTCTGGTTCGGCGAGATTGTCCACGCCGGCCTGGAAGCGTATTACAAGGGGATCCAAGCAAAGCGACCCTGGGCGGAATGCCAGGAAGCCGGCCTGAGCGCATTTGCCGACGGCTGGAAGCGCATCGTCGCTGTCGCGCGCGAAGAGCTGGGCGGCCTGTTCGATACCTACGCCCAAGAATACAACGACGCCTGGGAATTGGGCGGGCAGATGCTGCCGGCCTACTTCAAGCGCGACAGGAAAAGTGGCCTCGGCAAGGTCATCCTCGTTGAGCTTCGGCACACGGTTCCGATCCTCGGCCCCGACGGCAAACCTCTCCGTCGCGGAACGATCAGCTGCCGGTACGATCTCGTGGTCGAGAAACCGAATGGGGATATCTGGATCATCGACCACAAGACGGCGAGCCAGAAGCCCAGCTCCGCGCAATTGGACCTTGACGACCAGCTCACTGCGCTGGCGTATGTGTGGTGGCGCAAGACCGGCAAATGGCCTCGCGGCCAGGTCTACAACGTCCTGATCAAGAAGATCGCCACCCAGCCCAAGCTGCTGAAGAGTGGCAAGCTGTCGATCGACCGGTCGCAATCCACGACGTACTCGTTGTACATGGAAGCGATCAAAGAACATGGCCTGGCGATCAACGAATACTCCGAGGTGCTCGCATACTTCCAGGCAACCGGCGACGGCGACTTCTTCGTATCGGAAGGCGTCTTCCGAACTCGAGGTCAGATCGACGAATTTGAGCGCAACCTGTACTACGAGTTCCTGGACATGAACATGGTTGCGAGCGAGCCGGAGCGCGCCTACCCGAACCCGTCGCCATTCAACTGCCCGTCATGCGGAGTACGGCAAATCTGCCAGGCGATGATGGACGGTCGCGAACAGGATCCCGCCGCATTGATTCGCGCGAACTATTGGATTGGGGAACCCCGGATCTGAATTTCCGACGGTTCCCATATTGCCGGCGATCCGTTATATTCATTCGTGCCGGCGCGACTCACGGGGTCGAGACCCGCGTCGGCAATTACCAAAGGGGAAACGTGAAAGTCAAGACATGGACCACCCGCGAAGGCGACGTCTTGCAAATTCGTGAGATGGAAACCCAGCACATCCTCAATTGCCTGGCCATGCTGGAGCGTACAGCAGCGCTTCGTAAGCGGCGGGCAGAATTGGAGATGACCCTATCTCCATTTCAACCGCAAGGTGACATGGCCACGGATGCATTCAATTACGAATTCGACGAGCTACTGTCAACGCAGCCGCTCAAGTGGGCCCGCCGTCAACCGCAGTATCGCGCCTTGCTGAAGGAACTTATTCGTCGGATTCGGAAAGGAATCTCGTGAACATCGTCAAACCTGACGCAGCGACCAAGTGCAAGGCGCTGGTCTTCGGACCTGGCGGCCACGGGAAGACGTACTTCCTGGGCACGGCGGACGATGATCCGCGAACGAGCCCCACGCTTTTCCTGGCATGGGAAGCCGGCCTGCACACTCTCGTCGGTCGCGACATTGATACCGTCATCATCAATGATTGGACGGAATACAACGAGGCCTACGAGGAACTCGCCAGGCCGGACTCGGCATACCGTTCCGTGTGCGTCGACTCGTTGAGCGAAACGCAAACGGGCGGCCTGCTCAACCTGCTGTCCACCCCAAATCCGAATAGGGTCAACACTGACTCATTGGAGCGCGGCGACTGGGGAGTGATCCTCATCCAGATGCGTCGCTTTGTCCGCGAGTTCAAGACGCTCGGGATGCATGTGTTCATGTCGGCCCTGAGCAAATCCGACACGGACCCGCGCGAGGGGCGGATCATCACGCCAAGCTTCTCCGGCCAGTTCGCCGACGAGGTCATCGGCATGTTCGATGTCGTCGGCTACATGGCGGAGGTCACGGAAGGAGAACACTTCGAGCGACAGCTATTGCTTCACCATCCCAAGTATCGCGTCAAGGCGCGAACCCCGATGGGCATCGTAGCGCCGGATGAGATCGTTGATCCGGACGTGACCAAGCTGCTTGATGCCCTCGGCTATCCGAACGAAGGGGAATAGCAAATGCCGAATATGAAGATGGCACTGGATTTCAGCGACGTCCAGGATTTCGAGGCCATCGACGAAGGTGTCTACGCGATGGTCATTGAAGGCGCGAAGTACACGCCGCCGAAGCCAGGCAAGGAATTCGGCCAGCTCCAGGTGGATTTCACGATCACCGATGGACCACTGGCCAATCAGAAGCGCAGCGACTGGATGAGCTTCAGCCCGAAGGCGAAGTTCATCATGGCCCGCTTCTTCGAGCGGCTCGAGCTGGTCGACCCGGAAACGAAGGCCGGCCCTGGTCTCGAATTTGACGAGGAGACCAGCATCATGCTGGAGCCCGATATCATCGGGATCCCCGTGAGCGTGTTGGTCACGCAGCGGCCGTACAACAACAAGATGACGAATGACTTCGAGGTTCTCGAGCGCCTCGACAGCGAGGGTGAAGCCGAGGCGGCGCCCACACCTGCTCGCGCACCGGCGAGTCGGCCGGCATTCCGGCAGCCGGCCGCCACCGGCAAGGCACCTCGGCGGGTGATGAAGTAGCGTGATCTGCGGCAACTGTTCCTGCCCTCTCAAGGGGCGGCCAACCCAGGGCGCAAATCGTGGTGTGCCTGAAGGATTGGCGGTCGTGTGCGAGTCCCCCACCGCGGGGGACTCAGCCGGCCTGGCGCCATACCAAGGGGCGGCCGGAGAAATTCTGCGCAAGACGTTGAGCCTGGCTGGGTTCGACGTCAATTCCATTTACTGGGCGAATGCCGTGGCACGCCTGGTAGATGCCGGCGCGAAACCGTCGATGGATTCGATCCGCGCCTGCCGCGAGCGCCTGCTCACCGAACTCGAGGCGGCTCGCCCAACGCGCGTGCTCGCTCTCGGCGGCCTGGCATGGGCGGCCGTGATGGGGTTCGATAGCTCGTCACCAATTACTCGCGAACGCGGTCGGATGGCCTGGCTCGAACTTCCCTCTGGACGTGTCCCGGTACTTGCGACAATCAATCCAGCCGCATGCCTGGTCGACACGGATTGGTGGCGCGACCTGGCGTACGACGTCTCCAAGCTGGCTACTCAAAAGGAACCGCTTGCTCAGCCGAACCCCGAGGATTACTGGATCCCCCAGACGTTCGCAGGCCTGGCCGAAAATCTTCGAGAGCTGGCGCAATACGCCGCCGTCTCCATAGACCTCGAGACGCAGCCTAGCATTGAAGATCTTATAGCTCTTCGCGAGTCGCCGCGACCGAAGGCCTGGGCCAAGGATCATCCGCAAGCCGGCCTTGATCCGGCTCGCTCACGAATTCTCAGCCTGGGCATCGGTACTCGCGACGGGCCGATCGTCATCGTTGACGACATACTGCTCGCCCAGGAAAACGTGGTCGAACTCCTCGAGGAATTCATCTGGGATCCAGAGCATGTCGTCGTGATGCACAATGCGAAGTTCGACATGAAGTTCCTCGCGGCGCTATTCGGCCGGCATGCCCCGCGCGATGTTCCGATCGCAGACACGATGCTCATGAACTGGTTGCTGGATGAGCGGCCGGTACGATCCATGTTCAAGGCTCACGGATTGAAGGACATCTCGCGCTACTTGTACGACACGCCGAATTATGAATTCGACTGGCCGACGTTCTGGGCGCAGTCCGAGGATGATCGCGACTACGCGGCGCTCAACCGGTACCACGCTACCGACCTTCGCCAGACGGCTCGCCTGTACTGGGATCGCCTGGCCGAACTCGAAGCCGTCGGACTTATGCAAGTCCACGACGAAATTCTCATTCCTGCCACACGTGCGCTCGCACAAGCCGAGTTCAACGGGATCGCCGTGAACCGCGAGTACCTGGCCGAGTATCGTCGTGGCCGCGAACGCCGTCTCACGCGGCGCCTGGCGGGTTTACGGGCTGCCGTGGGCGATCCTGAATTCAACCCACGCTCGGCGCAGCAGGTTGAAGTTCTCGTCTTCGACGAATATGGTTTCGAGGCAATCGAAAGCGCCGGCTACAAGACTTCGCTAGGCAAGGCCGGCGAGTCATTCCTCAAGCGGAATACTCGCCAGGAACTACTCGGCGCGCTAGCCGACCGCCATGCAATTCGCCGGCCGCGTGAGGCTCGAGTCCTGCGATCCATCGTAGCCTGGCGCCACGACGAAAAGGCGAAGGCGACGTACGCCGACGGCCTACTCGCAGCTTCCATCCAGGATGGCCGGATCAGGGCGTCGTTCAATCTCGCCGGCGCATCTACCGGCCGGCTCTCCAGCTCAGAGCCGAACCTCCAGAACATTCCGAAGCGCGGTCCAACGGCCGAGGCGATTCGCCGCGCGTTCGTCGCGCCGCCTGGCATGCTGCTAATGGAAGCGGATTACTCGCAGCTCGAGCTTCGCGTCGCGGCTTTGCTATCCCGCGACGAGAGGTTTGCATCCGTCTACCGGGATGGCCGAGACATCCACCGCGAAGTCGCCGCCGTGATGTTCCACAAGCCGGCCGAAGATCTCACGTACATGGAGCGCTATCTCGCGAAGGCCGTGGACTTCGGCGCGATTTATGGCCGCGGCGGAAAGGCTATCAGCTTGGGCGCGGAGATGGCCTACTACGAGAAATTCATGGGCGGCACGCGCTGGACGGCGGACGAAGCCCAGGACTTCGTGGATCGATTCCTCAACGGGTTCCCGGATCTACGCGCCTGGCTGACACGCCAAGGCTACGAAGCAATTCGCGATCGGGAGACCAAGACGATCTTCGGTCGCGTTCGCCGTTACCCGTTCATGACGCGGCAAGGCGTGCTCGAGGTTCGCCGCCAGGCGATGAACACACCGATCCAGTCGGTCGCGTCGGATATCTGCCTGTCTGCGTTCAGCCGGCTTGTCATGCGGCTTGACCCGGATATCGCACGCCCGCTGTTCCCAATTCACGACTCGATCCTATTCGAGGTGGACGCGCACCACATTGAACCGGTCGCTAGAATTGTACGGGAGGAAATGCAAATCAACTTGCCGAGCGTGGTACTCGAAGCGAACCGCGGATTGGATATCCCATTCACGGTGGACGTCAAGGCCGGGCCGACATGGGCAGACAGCGACCAGCATGATGTGGAGATAACATGACGCGAGATGGAAAGCCGACGGTGATGCGCATCCTGCGTGAGCGGAAAGGTATGACGCAAGAGGAACTTGCGGATTTGCTCAAATGCCGCCAGCCCGCTGTCTCCGCGTGGGAATCGCTTTCGTACCCGCTGTCCGATACGCGCCGGGCATCAATTGCGAAAATCCTCGGAGTGGATCCCGCCTGGCTGCTTCGGCCGTGGGATGAATTCGTACTGGCCGGCAAAGCATGAAGTACCGAATGAGCAACACCGTTGTCGAATTCCTCGACCCGTCCAATATGCGTTTCCACGTTCTCGTGAGTGGCCTGGATGCCGCGGCTCTTCGGACGCGCGGCGATCAAGCCTACGCCACAAGGCGCCCTCCTCCAGGGCCGGGCTATTTCGCCTGGCTTCGGGCGCTTTACCGGCAGCGACTCTACTCCCCCACGGCGCACCACGGGAAGCCAGGAGGCACCGCCACCGGTTTGACCGGTTCCGAGGAATAGAAACGCCCTACCCGCTACTACTCGAAGAATGGCGGCCGGCCTACTCCGGGTCAGAACCCTTGCGAATTCGCCAGCCAATGCCCAGCAAAATCGCGGCGATCGCAGCTAATACCGCACCGCGCTCGTCGATGCCCACCGTGCCCGGTGTCAGGATGGCGCCAACGAGCACGAGGCAAATTGCGATGACTGCCCACAGCGCAGCGTCGTGTGCGTTGAGCCTCATGGTCGCGGAGGAAATGGACTCATCGCCAAGTCATACCCTTCTCGCCTGGCCGTGAGCAATTCCTCGTCGGATGCGCCGGCCGTAGGTGGCGGCTGATTTACGATCTCACTGACCGCATCTTTGGCGACAAACACGAGCGTCACCCGGCTCACGCCGTCAGGCCAACCCTGGCCGGTGAAAACCTGGATCGCGTAAGCCTCGCCACGGTATCCCATGATTTGGACGCCGATCGAACCGGTCCCGACCTGGCCGCGCTTGCTGGTCATGCGCCAGTCATTGAAGAACGCCGTTCCACCCGTGACCTTGCCAACCTTGAGGCTTTGTACCTGCTCGTCGAAAATGACGTAGTCGCCTGCCACGGGTTGCAACCTCACAATCGTGGTCGAGTGATTGCCATTGGCCCAGAGTGCTTGCGCAATTTGCGCCCAAGGTACCCAGGCTCCTCGAGCATCTTGATCCCACAACGGATCGAAATAGCCGGCCTGATCGTCGGGCTCGTTCCAACCGTAGAGCGTCGCGCTATGCCCGAAATCATTTGCCTGCACTCGTAGCCAGGCAGGCAGCAACCGATATTGGAGCGATGCCACCACGGCGAATCCATTGCGCAAGCGATCGGGAATGTCGGCGATAGCGATACTCGCCAGCATAATTCCAAGAGCATCCTTGGCACCGGCTCGCAGCTCCGATGCCTTGGACCCGGCATTGTGCGGACGTCCACCGGCTGCTCGAATTTCGTGCGCTTCCTCGAGCATGGAAGCGGACAAACCCAGACGCGACGTACGGCATGCCATGTGCGCCGAGCAATATCCGCAGCAGACCATCGGCGTCTCGCCACGTTCCGACACGACCGTCAGATCGGGAAACAAACCGGTGACCTGGCCATACCTGTACTCAGGCAGGCTCATCCGCCGCCTCGGTGTCACGCTCCTCGCCATCCGGTGAAACGAAGTCGGTGTCCACCACTTCGATTACCGCCGGCAAATCTGAATCAAGATCGGGAAGCTTTGCATCGGCGTCATCTGCGCGTGGTTCTGTCATCGAATCACCGCGAGTAAAGCAGAAGAAGCCGTCGACCTGGCAAACGTGAACGCGGCGGAAGGCCTTGATCCGGGGATATAGCGGAAGATCCAGGCGAGCGTGAGACTACCCATCAACGCAAGGATCGGAGCCTGGCCGTTGGAGAGCACGACGGAACCACCGCCGGCACCTCCCGACTTGAACCGGCTGACAGCGAGTAGCAAGGCGCCCGGGACAGCAAGGCCGCGCTTCATGGCCGCGACCGTCATGCTTGTGGACGTACCCCATATTTGCCCTGACCAGAGCACTTCCCCAAGCAAGCCAGGCATTTCGACGAAAGCGCATTCCTCGTAGCCGGTACCCGAGCCAGCTCCGCCTTGCGCAGAAATCGTCTTCGAGGGTGCTGATCCTGTTCGCCGGCCAAACCAGATCGTCGGCTGAGCATAGCCAGAACCGGTGCCGCCAGCCACTGGCCCAGGGCTCCATTCATAGCCAGGCTGCGAGACGTCCCACAAACCCTGCGGACCATCGTAGCCACCAATTCCAAGGATCGGAAAATACGGCGTGTGCGTGAGAACAATTGAGCGCGAGTGAGAAGAAGTCGGGAGACCCGACTCCTGCCGCTGCCCGATCAAAATTCGGCGAGGCGGTTTGCCGAGGTCACAGTTCATTCCCTCTTCAGCGCCGAGCGTCAAGAACGCGCGATCGATCATCGAAGGATCGCCGCAATCACGCCATGGTTGGCCGCTGAGCCGAACGTCCAGGCGACAGTCGGGAGTGTGCCAGGCACATAGCGATACACGAGCAAGCGTCCGCCACCGGTCACGCTATTGGCGATCTCCGCAATTGGTAGAAGGCCTGCCGAATGAACCGCGGTGACGGTTGAACCAGAGCGAATTGCTGCGCCGGCCACGAAGACAAGGCCGGCTTCACGGAGTGGAAGCACCGGCGCCGTCGAAGAAACCGTTGTGGCCGTATTCGCGTTGTTCATGTGCGACCAAAGTACCTCGCCGCGAATACCGAGAAGTTCGGCAAACATCGCACCGGTCGGGCCAGTCCAGGACCAGCTCGCCGCAGTCGCAGGATCCGGCCCAGCCTTCCGCCCGAGGATGAATTCCGCCGCGCTCCACGAAGCGCTCGGCGCGCCCATTGAACCCCATGACCACTCGACACCGGAATGGCTCCAGGACGAGAGCGGCACCGTGTCGGCTCGAGTAGCCAGGCCAACGAGCGTGGAATCACGAAGCCGGTGCGGAGCACGTGCCATCGAACCAGAACCGGTCTGAAGAGCAGCGAGTCGCGGCCGTGCTCCGAGAGCTACTCGCCCGTCGTGAAGTAGCAAGGCCGGCATCTAATAATCGCCGTACACGGCGAGCAGTGACACGGTCTTCGCAGCCGTGACGGTGGCCTGCACACCTGCCTTCAGGATGTCACCAGCGCCCAGCCCCAACGAACCGTCAGGATCGAGCGAAGCCATTGCGGCCAGGTCGAGAAGGTTGACCGACGGGACAGCAGCCGCATTCGTTGGGTCACCGGATCGGGCCGTGACGGATTTCACGCCGAGTGGATAATTCGGACCCGCCCCGGCAATCTGGACGTACAGGCCCACCACGTTGGCCGCCGTGTCATCGGTGGCCGCGTTGACCGCCAGCACTCGACAACCTTCCGCGCCGGCCGTGAGCAAAGTCTTGAGGGTTGTCGTATCCGCCGGTACGATCTGAACCCCAGCGACTTTGCGATTCTTGATGAAGATCGGCGCAGTGTTTGCAGCCATTGAACGTGGCCCCCTCTACCTGAAATTCAGATAAGCGTAGATGAGCGCCGCCGCATTCGTCGCAGGTGTTCCACCGCCACCACCGCCACCAGCCTCGGCACGCCACTCTACACCGCCGACGCCGTCTGGAGCCAGGACAAGCGTGTCGTCCAATTCAGCGGTTGTCAAGTCTTCCGCGGCCGACACGCCTGTACTGGCCGTTGCCCATATATCCCACGACACGCCGTTATCCCGGTAAACCGTCGCAGGGACATCGTCCGTTGCCTGGAAAAGCCGACCGGCAATACCCGCCGACGGCCGGTCAACGAGCAGGCCAAGGTCAATGAGGTCTGCTAGCTTGGCCATGCGTCAGCCCTCCTCGGTGAGTGGATGCACTTGAGGATCGCCATGCCGCTTCAGCTCCTCGTGTGCGTGCAACTCGTCGTGAAGAAGCTGGTCACTGCGCTCGGATGCCTCGGCGAGCGCCAGGCCCTCCGCCTGAACCTGCTCAGTAGTTAAGAACTCCGGACAGCCGCACCGCCGCAATTGGTCCTGCTCACCGAGGCGCTGCGTGCAGGGAGCATGCCAACGCCGCTGGTGCAGGCAATACGAACGAGCACAAACGTCGTAGCCACGAACGAGCAGGGTCGGATCATCGCTAGCCGTCGGTCCCAGTGTCATGTCGGCAACTCCACCATGATTACGTCGCCCCCGGCGAATACGATCTGCGGATCACCTGTGTCGCCGTTCGTCATTGGTTCCCAGCGCGTCGTGAGATCGCTTGCGGAAAGCGCAGACCAAGCCGCAGCGAGTGCGCCAGTAGAACGAAGAACCTTGCCTGCCACGCCAGGCGTTCCGGTCACGGTTGTGCCGTTGATCTTCGCGACAGTCGGATTTGGATACGTCCCCGAGAGGTCGCCGCCAGCCGGCCCCGCTGCCGTGATCGGCTGAACCTGCCAGGTCACGCCGTCGAATACAAGCGACTCGCCAGCGCCAGGCGTGCCAGCCTCAATCGGATAGCCCTTGATACCTTCGACGGTCGGAGCGGGAAGTGAACCACCGAGATCGCCGTTGGCCGGCGAACCTGGAACCAGGCCGCCACCTCCGAGGTCCGAACTGTAAACCTCGTCGGTCTTCGCGATCTTCATGCCGACTGGTTCCCAGGATACGGGATATCGGGAAGCTCCACGCCAGGCGGAAGCGCGATGACCAGGCCGCACCAATTGAGCGAGCTGTACGCCGCGTGCGGGGTGAGCGAGGCCTGCGCGACGCCGCCGGTCGGGAGCTGTTGAATTTGCGCCCAGTAATCCGAATTGTCATCGGCCATCGCCGCGCTGCCCGACCAATTGGACTCGCCGTAATTCACAACCTGGGTCCGAACTGCATCGTCTCGAATCTTGATAGCGTCAGGTTCACCGATGGCGTTGCTCGCCGCAACCGGCGCAACGATGGAACCATGCCCAGCGCCCAGGACGTAGGCGAACGCTGCCAGGGCGTTGCCAGCAATCGAAGGCAGTGCCTGGATGCATGCCGATGGAGCGGCCGGGTTATTGCCGTCCGCCTCGAAATACGTGCCGCTTGGAGGGATGGTCGTCGGGAGTTCCCAGAGATACGTGATGCTGGACGAATTGAGTAGCTCAGTCGAGAATTGCGTTGGTTGAGTTGTGACCTCGCCAGGCTGAACATAACGCCAGGCTGCGGCGACAAGCTGGCCCGATGTGCAAACCCCGGCGCCACCATGGAACGGGCCGGCGTAGCCCATGCCACACGGCCCTCCGATGTTCTGGCCGGAGTAATCCGTCGTGGCCTTACCAATTACGGTCCAGCCATCAGCTGTCGGGAATGGCAAAACCTCGGGCGGTGCCGGCGATACATTCGGCCCGTCCTTTGCACGAAACTGCGTCGGGAACCGAGTCGTGTTGCCCTGGGCAAACATCAACGCGAGGAGCACGTTGCCCGGCGTCGTTGGCCGCGGCAAAGTCGGAATACCCGAATAAGCCACGCCTTCCTTCTGGTAATGCGTCGCGCCGGAAGGTGTACCCAGGAGCGGAGTGCATTCGTATCGAACCGTGTAAATTTCGTCAGACTCAAGCTCCTGGCTGACAGTCCGGCGAATTGCCCGCACGTACCGATACTCGGTATCGAAGCCAGGGAGATGAACAAGCTTGACCTGAGCGGCTTCGCCTTCGCGCCAGTCGTTGACGTGCGCTCGAGGAAGATCAAGCGTGAGCGTGAGCGTCTCGTCTTCCGAAGAATTCTCGGTGAGAAAGCGATCAGCGCGAGCTGTCGCCTTCGCCTCGGTCTTGACGTTCACGCTGGGAGCTGCAACATCCCGCCAGCCAAATCTCGCGACCGTATCCAAACCGAGGTCATCGGCCGTCCGATAAACCGAGCCGCCGGCGTAGGGCATCAGAACCCCGGCCGCGACACGCGAAGGGTCACGAGTCAATTCAGAATCCAGGCGCGGTGCGAATGTCGTCACGTTGTCAATTTCGGCGAAGACATTCGAGACGCGGAGATCTGACAAATAGACAGGCCGAACGTTGAATTCGTAGAAGAGCTGGAAGTGCCCGGTCGTTTCGTTGTAGACCACAAAGTGGTTGCGACCCGACTGCTGCGAGCAATCGTTGAGCAAGTCTGCCGGCCGCTGGCCGCGGTAATCAACGGCGTCCATATCGACCCCGCCGGAACTCGCAACCAGGCCTTCGTCGAATAGCGAGTCGTCCATGATCGAATCGCCCAGGAGCCAGGCGATCCGCTCGAGGTCTGTCTCGGCCGGCCGGTTCGCACCTTCTTCGGTGAAGATGCGGAACGAGAGGAATGAGTTGAGATCAACTAGCGTGGCGTCGATTCGCCGAGCTGAGCCCATGAACAGCGAGTCATTGCTGCCGCGAGCATATCGCCGGTCCCCGGTATATCCCGTCCAGATACGGCGACGCCCGACCGGGCATGCAGACTCGGTGATCGCAACTTGCTTGAGCCCGCCGATCGCATCACCGTCGTGCCCGACGTTCGCCGCCGGATCATCCAGCTGAAGCGAGGAAATCCCGACCGCTCCGAGCTGCGCCTCGACAATGACCGGTCCGAGCCGGCCCAGCCGAACAACAGCCTGGCCGAGGTTTTCCGACCAGCCCGGCGCGGACGGCGTGGTCGGACTGTAATACGTGAAAGTGAGCGTCACTTCGCACCAGCCGTAGCAGGCGTCGGCCCGTAACGAAGCTGGCTCTTGGCTGACGAGCTGTTCTGGCGATGGTCAGTATTCGCGTTGAGAACGATGTTGACCTCGCGATTGCCACGCCTGGCGCCCTCGCCCTTAGCGCCAGGGGTTCGGATAGCCGAACCGCCGCGAGTAGAACGCGGCTGAGACGGAGCGCCTGGGATCGGCGAGTCACGAGTCTCACCTGCCCGGAAGGACTGGTAGACCGGGGACTGCATGATGACGTCAAATTGCTTCGCGACGATCGCCTGGCGAATTGCCTCGAGCCGCGCGATCGCGTCGCCCTGGACGAGAACATGAAGCGGGTTCGAGCGAATATCCCGGAGACCCTGGTCGACGGCACTCAGGCCGCGATCAAGATCACTGGCCGACGGCATCCCGCGAAGCCAACGAATTGAGTCTTCGTGAAGGCCCTTCGCCTGCTCATTCGTTCGGCCCTGGATTTCCTGCTGAGCCGCGATGACGGCGAGCGGTGCTGCGACCATACCGATCAGGCCAAGCGCGGTACCAAGCTTGCCGCCTCCGCCCACGGCGGCAGCACCTCCGCCGACGCCTGGCAAACCAACTTCCTTGGTGTACATCGGCGTGGCCGGCGAGCCGCCGCGGGAGAACAAACCTGTGACCGCCTTGCGAGTCAGGTCGAGCGGATCGAACCCGATCGTCATCTTGAGCGCCTTGTTCGCGACAAGGCCGGTGATCAGGAGCTGGCGCAATTCAGGTGGGATCGAATTCCAGGCACCGGCCAGCTTGCTAAAGGCGGGGATCACGTATTCCTTGAACGCCTGGCCAATGTCCTCGGCAAATTCCGCCATGCTGGAGAACAGGTCGACGATCTGCTTCTGGTTCTTCGAGACAAACGAATTGAGAGCACGGGTAATGCGGATCAGCGCCGGCATAACTGCGACGCCGATGAGAACCTGGGTATCCCCGAGCGTGTCGTTGAACTCGCGCTGGCTGGAACGAAGCGCCGCCATATTCTTGATCTGCTGCGGCGTCAGCTTCAGGGCCGTATCGAATTGCTTCTGGATGCCCTCCTCACCGGCAGACAGAAGCGGGATCAGCGTCTTCCAGCCGCGCCCGTACAGCTTCTGCATCAACGTGGCCTTCTGGCCAGCCGTCGCATTCGACGTGAAGTATTTCGCAGAAGCCTTGAGCAACGCGTTCGTACCGAGAATCTTGCCCTTGCTATCGGTCAGCGAGAAGCCATAATCTTTCTGGAATTTCGCTGCCTTCTTGCTGGTGCCGGCGAGCGTCTGTGTGTTCTTGGCGAGCAAGGCCATCGTCGTGATGGCCTTGTCGCCCTCCATCCCATATTTGCCCAGCACGTCAACGAGTACGGACGCGCTCTCGATTGTCTGCCCGGTCACGCGCGCCAGGTCCTGGGAAGCCGCGCCCATTTCCTCGGCCGCGTTCACGCTCGACTTGAAGACGGACACGACGCTGGCAATGCCGGCCGTCACGCCAACCAACTTGAGCGCGTTCCCGGCCATGCTCTTCATGTTCCGGCCGAAATTGCTACCAGCCGTCTTGGTCGCTGAACCTAGCTTGCTGATGCCCGTGGTGGTGGCACTGACCCGGCGGTCAAGCGTAGTCAGCGAATTACCGGCGGCCTTAGCCGGCCCGGACATTTGATCCTTGAGCTTGAGCCTGACGAGCAGCTCAGCGGTTTCCGCCATTGGCATTTAGCGGCCACCCTTCTTCAGCACGCCGAGCGCACGCGCCATCGCCTCATCCTCGGCATCCGCGGCGCGTTGAGCCGCCAGGCCGGGACCCTGTTCTGCGATGATCTGAAATGCGTGCATGGCTAGCCGCCAGTCTCCGGTAAGGGCGTCGAATCCACCGGATCGAAGAGCGAGGATTGCGATGGCGAGTTCAGGCTCGTGGGCCCAGACAATGGGTTCGGAGACGTCGAGTCGGTCTGCGGCGTAAGCGGCGGCGTACTCGACGGCTCGCGGTCCAAAGGGCCGAATACCGCTTCGGTGTACAAGTCTGCTGCGGCATCCGCGACCTCCTTCCCACCGGTATCCCAATCCAGCTGCCGCTCAATTTCGGCGAAGGTCAGCGGAATTGGCTTGCCCTGGTTGTCAACGAATGACCAGGCCTCAACCCCGTGGCGCATGAACGCCAGGCCTACATCCGCCGCCATCTCGCCGACGTCATTCGCCGCGGCCGCAGCACCTTGTGCCGCCAGGCCTAAACGAAGGCTGGGCTTCGGCCGCAATTCGACCCAGTCACCATCAGTGTGGGGACTGCCGGAGCAGCGGCAAATCCCCACATTCACGCGAACCGGCTGCTCCCGGTTCGCGCCCGTCACAGCGCAGCGAGCGTGTTGACGATGGTGTTGCGGATCGCAAATCCCAGGGTGGTGTCGTAAACCACGCGATAAGTGAGCGTGATCGTGGAGTTGCCACCAATCTCGCCGTCTGCCCGGGACATGAGCCTGGCCGCCGCCTGGCTGGTGAGCGAGTACGGCGTGGAACCCGTGATGATCTCGGGGCTGATGAAGCGGCCTTCCAGGAAACGAAGCGGAACCGGATCGTCGTCGAGCGTGGCCGCTTCCGCCATGCTGTCCGCGGTCTTGGCCACCTGGATTGCGATCTCAATGGTCCGCTCACCACGGCCATACCCGGCCAGCTTGAACCGAGTGTTGGAACCGTTGGCGAACCTCTTGCGGTCGAGGTTGTTCTGCCAGTTCACCGACCAGGTGTGGATCGCGTCCACCCACTTGGAACCGCCGATCCCACCGGCCGTGGTGTCGAGGAAGAACTCGAAGTCGGCGCCGTACACCCAATTCGGTTCCGAATCCACGGAGAGGCCTGGCGTTCGCGCTTGCGCCATCTGCGCATCGGCGTATACCAACTGGGCATCCAGATCGACGGCCGCGAGGGTTTCATCGAAGCCGAAGGTATATGAGTCGATGACACCACCGACGCCTCGCAGGCCGTCGCTTGCATGCGTGTCATCACCCCACTCGTCGGTGAGGTACTCGAAGTCATCGGCCACGAGCGATGCGTAATCGAAAACCCACGTCTTCGCCGTCGCTCCGCTCGCGACTTCCCCACCTTTGCCGGCCGCCGCGAAGATGTACGGCGTGTCGTCATATGCGACCTTGCCGGTCCAGTTTGACGTGATCTCCTTCGCGCCCGAGAACGGCGCCATCGTCGGATCCAGCGAACCCGTATCCACCTCGGGAAATTCGCGGTTCGGCTGAATTTCGATGGGTCCCCGGTACGGCAGGACGCGGGTGGCCGGGACGGCGGTCAGCAGCGCCGTTTGCTTTCCGATCTGATGCTTGCGAAAGCGGGTGTTACCGGCGATCGGGCTCACAGCTCGTTCTCCTCAGGTGCAATTCGCCAAGTGCTGTTTGCTAGTTGCGACCTTCCATGATGACAAGCTCGCCGAATGTTATCGTGGCCGAAGGGTACACGTTCACTCCAGCCTGACCTTCAATGCTGATCTCCCCATCACGCACCGACGTGATCGTGAGCACGGCGCCAGGCACCGCGTGTGGGCTGGCGGTGAAGGCGTCGACCAGGCCGTCGATCAATTCGTCGAAACGGTTGTGGTTCGTCGGGGAATCGTGGAAGTTGTCCACGACGACGACGGTGGCGCCGGCGAAGGTTCGCTGCCGAGTTCCCGACGTGTGGATGATTTCCTCATCCAGGAAACCGAGATATGCCACTGGCACCTCGGCGAACCCGCCAGGCCGTTTGGAAAGCACCCGCCGAAGCTTCGTCGGATTCGCTACACGGTATGCATTCAGGACTGAAAGGATCCCGTCCACCACGTCGGCTCGAGCGGTCGTCGGCATGGCTCAGTCCGCCTTATTCCAAAGGTTGATGATTTCGACGCGAATGCCCGATTTGTACAACGCCTTGTCCACTGATCGCTTGATGAACGGCTGGGCTCGCGTGCCGGGGTGATGGACAACCTTGGCGAAGGTATGCGGCTGGCCGGCCCGCGCTCGCCCGGCTAGCGTGACCTTCGCTCCCTTCGCCGGGAACCGAAGCATCTTCTTCCGGACTGGATGAATGTCGTGCTGGCGAGTTCCCTCGTCCAAGTAGATCACAACTGGCGATCCACGAACTTCGGCGAAATCCTGGGTAATTCGGCCAAGCGAAATGGTCCGGCTGGTTGACGACGTCTTGCGTGGGATGTTGCGCTTCATCTCGGCGATGGTGCGAATTCCAAGGTTCCTCATGAACTTGGTGGAACCGGCATCCATCGTCAGCGCGCCGAGCCGCCGATGCAGGCCCTCGGCACCCTCGAGGTCAGCCAACGGAAATGACCTGCTGGCCGATCCGCCAGAGTTCGATGAATGACTTGACCTCGAGCGGCCAGGCGGACATGTCGAATACGTTGCCGGCCGGCGTCGCGATGGCCCCGGCGAGTAGCGCACCCGTCGGCCGCAAGGTCAGGAAACCGGCGAGCGCCTTCGTTGCCAGGCGCACCGGTTCCGGCAAGTCCGCGTCCAGGAAACCACCGTCACCGGTGAGCACGAGATCGCCAGGCAGCGAACCTCCGCTGCCGCCCCAATTGCCAGGCCACCGCGGAGAATCCAGGTTGCGGTCAAACCAGTCCGAATAGTGGAGCCACGACGGGCCGTCCGAGCGCGAGCCGTACGCCCGAAATTGGATGCCCAGGATAAGCCCCGTTCCGGAGGGGTCGGGCTGGAGCCAATAGCCTTGCTCGGCCACGAGCGCGGACCCCGCCAGGACCACGCTTGCCAGGCTCCGAAAACCTGGAAGCGGAACCGAAGCTGCGCCCTCGGTTGTCACCGTGAACGTGGCCGCCGGCCGATCGTGGAAGAAACGCCCGGTGGCGCGCTCCAGCATATACGACGCGGCTCGAAGATTTGAGGTGAGGATGCCCGAGGAATACTTGCTCTCCGCCGCAACCGGATCCAGGTCCATGTATTCGCGGAGCTGCTCTTCCGTGGCGAACATTGGCGTCGTCATATCGAACTCTCCAAGTAGCTCGCCAGTTTCCCAGCCTCAACAGGCCAGGAAAATTTCGTTCGCACCTGCGTCACCGCCTGCGCCGCCATGAGCCCGCGCTCTCGAGGAGAATCCAGCATCTCCCCGACAGCATTACCGAACTGGTCTTCATCAACGGCGCACCAGAAGTGCCCATACTCGTTGTCAATCAATTCGACCGGCACCACAACGCCGGCCTTCCCGATCACCTCGGGAACCGCCGAGTAATTCGCACCGACAGCCGGCACTCCGCAGGCAAGCGCCTCTGCGATCGTCAAACCAAATCCTTCAGCTGACGTTGAAGCATACACGTCGGCCATATTGTACAGGGCGCAGAGCGTGGGCCGGTCAAGTAGAAATCCACGATCGTGGTACCCGGTGTTCACCATCTGCTGCGAGATAGCCGGCGGAAAGTGCGAGTGCAAATCTCGCAAGTCTCCACCCGGGTCTGAGCTTCGGCAGTGCATGACGAGCAGGACGTCCGGCCTGGCGAGCAGCACCGGTGCCATTGCCCGCATCAACGAGGCGTATCGCTTGCGCGGCCAGTTGGCGTCGGTCCTGAGAACCACGCGCGCCTTGGGGTCAACGTGAAAGTATTCCCTGGCCTCGGCCTTGGATCGGATCACCGTCGAACCCAGGCGAATCGGCCGCGTTGCCGTGGCCGGGTAGAAATCCTGGCTCACGCCGTGGTAGATCACCGGCGGCCGTGAACCCATGATCTTCTGGATCTCATCCGCACCGAATTCCGACATGGCGATCGGGCGAACGAATGACCAGAGCTTTGCCCATGCTGGCGGCAAGCCGATGCCTTCGACGGGAACGTAGTGGAACGTTGGGATTCGACGGAACATTTCCTCGCCGGCCTCATCCATGAAGACCAGCAAACGAGCAGCGTAGAAATCTCCGAGCAAGACGATAGCCTCGGGTTCCCAGGCGTCCGGCCAGGCACCGGCTTCCACGATCTTGGCCGGGCTGAAATCCCCCGCCGCCAGCCATCCCTCCCGGCGTTCGCTCAAGCTGAGCGTCCGCGATGCGAATGGTTCCGCCAGGTCACCCAATTCGTTTTGAGAAACGAACCTCACGTCGTGGCCGAGCGCGAGCAGCTCCCGCCCCATGTCCATCGTCACGGTACCGAACCCGGTCCCCGCCAGGTCACCGAAGAACAGGAGTTTCACAAGACCAGGCGCGAACGAATCTCGGCGCGCTTCGCAGCCTCTGGATCCGTCGGAACCGCGCTCGCTTTGGCGGCCAAGTCTGGGATCGCCTTGACAAGTCTCAACGCCTCGAGGGGCGTCATCCCAGCCGGCAAGATCACCACCGCATACCGGCCGTGAGAAACGACCACGTTGAACTGGAGCGCAGCCGGAGGAGCAGAATACTCCTCTGCCGGCGAAGTGCCGGCACGGTCGCCCGGTGCTTCCCGTGGGAGATCCGGATCGTGCTCCTCCTGGGCATCGACCTGCCTGGCCACAGCCGTCGCCAGGTCATCCACTGGAATTCGCCCCGAGCTTCGCGTAAAGCGCGTCAGCCCTGGCAATTTCGTCGGCGCCCTTGGAATGAATGAGATACGCATCTCGCGGCGCGGAGCCCATGATCCACGTATCCCGCGTCAAATGCTCGGGCAACCAGGTATCTCCGCCTACCGGTCGGATTTCTACCAGCTCGTGGATCGGACGATAGAAGCGCGCCAGCCCGGTGCGGAATAGCCGGCAATGCCAGTGGTACCGCATCTCCGGCCCAAGCAAGCCATCCCACCAATTGCGTGTCCAGTACAGCCAGGCTAGCGGATCCCGCTCAAGTTCAATCTCACCACGATCAACCATGCCAATGTGTTCCAGCATGGCCACAGATGGAAGTTCATCAGGATCAAGCACCAACGTCCAATCTGCCTGGCACTCGACGAGCCCTTCGTTGCGTGCCCAGGAGAAATCGTCAAGCCATCCCCGGTACGTTACTCGCGTCTGATCCCATGTCGACATGGCTGCGCGAATTTCAGCCGGCGATCCGGTATCGACGATCACGCACTCGCTGATAATCGGTTGCACGAACGCGACCAGCGCAGCCAGGCGAGCAAGCGGCGGATCTCGCACGATCATGGCCAGCGCGACCGTCATTCGCAATCCTCTCTGAAATTGGTAAACCCCGGCACAGCCCAGAGAGGATGTGCCGGGGTTCGAGTCGGGAACCGAATCGCTTACGCGATCAGGTTCGAGATTCGCTGGAAGTGGCCCGTGGTCACGTAGGGATCGGCATTGAATCCGATCTCCTCTTCACCACGGAAACCGGTGAGGTTCCGATCCCAGCGCTCGCCCGCCTCCTCCGAGACGTCCACTCGGTACTGGTCGCCAGTGAACAGCTCAGCGACCTTGTACGCGCCGACGACCAGATTGTCGGCCGGCATGTTCGGATCGCCGAGCGTTCGCAGACCCCAGATCCGCATGTCGAGGCCGGTCGCATCGACGCTCGTCGGCCCGCCCGACGGCGCGATGAAGAAGCCCGCTTCGTCGGTCCCCTGGGCGACCATCGTCCAGAAGTCCGCGGCATTCACGACGACGCCATCCGGATTGACGGCGCGATTTGCGATCGGCCCGGCGGCCGCCGCAACTGCGCTCGCTGCGGAACCAGCGAGCGTGGACGCCGACGGCGTGAACGTCGTGTGGAATTCGCCGGTGGTTCCGATCGACGTGAGGATGCCCTTCGGCTCGTTGGTGCCGGAACCACGCAGGACGTAGTACGACTCGCCGAGGCCGAATGCCCGGCCCAGGCGCGACCGGATGTTCTTCTCCGCCACTCCGCGCGAATTGCGCAGGAGCTGGTTGCCGACGTCGTAGATCTCGGCGAGCGTGTACATCGTCGCCGTGTACTTGTCCGTGAGGAGATCGCGCTTCGGCTTCAGCTCACCGGTTCCGACGATCGTGGCTCGCGTCGGAGCGAGGCCCTCCGTCGGAATTTCGACGCCCGTGACGAATCCGACCGGCGTGACCGTGAGGAGCGTCCGGTACGGATTCAGCGGCACTGCGATCTCAATGAACGACTGGAGCACCGCGCTCGGAACGATGTTCCCGCCTGCGGCCGGCGTGTCTCCGAGCGTGGCCTTCGACTCCGGCGGGACGTCGGCCCACACCGAGCCCATGCCCTCGAGCTGCGCCTTTCCCCAGGCATTCAGATCCGGGCTGACACGGCGGCTCTTGGACGCCCACAGCGAGTAGAAGAACCCGGCGCTCGCAGCCAGGTCGCCAGGCTCGATACCGGCCCCGATTGCTCGCGCCTTGCTCGGCGCTCGCACGCCGGCCTTCAGCTCGTTGATGTCCTTCAGCGCCTGGGCGTATTCCGCTTCGCGCGCCGCGGCCTTGCGCTCGTCCGCGATGGTGGCCATCTGCTGGCTGAGATCGCCGAGCTGCGACTTCAGCTCGACGAGATCACCATCGCCGGCCTTGATCTTCTCGGCGATATCCTCCATCGTCTTGAGGATGACGCCCTGCTGTTCGCTCAGGCCGTCGATATGCTGGCTGAGATCAGGCATGTGTTCGCTGTCCTCCCTCGCCTTACTGGCGAAGTTGTTCGGCCAGGCGGCTGGTCGCGTCCACGGACTGGACGAATTTCTGCCACCGGGCTTCGTCTTCGTTCGACAGCGCTCGCTCGTTCTTCGCCTTGACGCTCGCCAGCAGGGTTGCGTCTGGGTCAGCTCCGAGGTTGTGCAGTTCGGATAGTACCGTGCGGATACCGGCCAGTGCGATATCCTCCGGCATCTGATCCAATATGGCCTTGACCGGCTGGATGATGCTGAGCGTGTTTTGCGGCGACGTGCTCAGGGTCTGCATCATGTGCGCCCAGGCATCGATCCGCCGGCCCGCCTTCGCGACGCTGCCAGGCACCGGCTGCGACGAGCCGAAGATCTGGGCGCCTCGCGCACGCAGGCGAGCGACGAGTGCCAGGCGCTTCTCGCCGGCATCCAGCCAGAGGTCGGACCACCAGCCGAATTCATCCGGCTCGGCATCCAATTCGGACTTGCCCAGGAATACGCCGGTCAGCACGCCGGTTGGATCCCCATGCGCGGGGCTTGGCGGCCGGGCAGCATGGTGCCAGTCGACGGGACGCACTCGGTCCTGCCGCAATGCACGGTGCACGAAGGGATCAGTTCCCTCGTGGAAATACTCGCCGTCGACGTCGAGTCCCTTCGCGTACACGTTGCTCGGAACCGGCCCGCCGAACGGGATCGACAGAATTCGCCCAGGCCGCTGGCCGGCGTAGAAACCCGCGAGTTCGTCGGGATCTGCGCCGAGGTTTGCCTTGACGTCAAACTGTGTCTTCAAGTCCATCGGGCTCCTCCGTTTCCGCGGCACGCTCGAGCTGCATCCCGCAATGGCGGAGCGCCAGGTCCAGGCGCGCCGCGTCGTCTTCGGTGTGAGCCTTCGGTGGGAACGCCTCGTCAAGCGCTGCGATCACGTGCGCTGCGTCCGTCGTGTCCATGGCCTAGCCTTTCTTCGCCGGCTTCGGTTTTGCTTTGGGCGGCGGCTTCGTGACAACCAGCTCGCCCTTATTCCAACCGAACCGCTTGGAACTTTCCTTCGTCATAGCGTTGCCACGATGTGTCGAATTCCTTCCGCGTCAGTCACATCGGAGATGATCTTCAGCTTCGTGCCGCGCGGGAAGATCAGCTCCGCCTCGCGATCGTTGAAGAATTCCCAGGCGGCATGTGCGCCGGCCGGCACCCGAATTTCCATGTACGCCGGGTTGTCCTTCTGGTCAGCGAATTCCTCGCCGGTCCGACGGCTCAGGGACGTGGACATGAACCCAGGATCGGTCACTTCTCCGCCCGTCAGATTGCCAGGCAGGTACGCGCTATCCAATCCGCGGAACACCTTGATCGGTTTGGGGATGGTATTCCGCACGATCGCCCCGTCCAACGCGGCGATCTGCACCTTGTGATCCTCGACCTGGTTTCGACGGATGGCATTGTTCAACGCTGTCGATGACTTGTAATACGACCCCAGTGCAGAGACTTCCTCGGGCGCCAGGCTCTCGCGCCAGGCTGCGAATTCCGCGTCACCCCACTTGACACCTTCCACGTGGCTGTCAAATTCGGTTGCCTCACTCGTCGCCTCGAGTTCCTCGCCAGCTTCGGCCAGGGCGTCGGGATCAATCTCATCCTCGCCGCTGCCGCCCTCGACCGGATAGATAGGCGAGCTGTCATCAATTAGCGGGATCCAATCCAATGTGCCGTTCGGATGATCTTCGATCTCGGCCGCTTCGTCGACGGTGAAGACCTGGCCATTGCGCTCGGCGCACTCCTCATCAAAGTCGCCGTCGATCGCTTCGACCTTCTCGACACCCAATTCGCGGTAGCTCTCGACTGCGGCGTCGTTGTACGCGAACGCCGATTCGGTCCGGGCGATTCGCTCCGCGCGCGACTCGCCGAATTCAGCCAGGCCGCGCACGGCTTCGATCGCATCGTTGAGCGTGGCTTCTTCGTTCTTGAAGGTATATGCCAGCGCCTCGCGAACCGCATTCCGCGTGGTCTCATTGATGCCGGCGATGCGATTGCCGCCATGGTCCAGGACCTTCTCGGCCACGCGATCCTCGAGATGGATCGGCGCGGCCTTCACCGGCCCGGCCTTGGTCAGCACGTTCACCACCCCGCCGGATGCTTCCGTCGCGATCCGTTCGATGTGAGGTGTGAGCGCTGCCGCGAGCTGGGCATCCTGGCGCGACGACCAATACGCACCGGTGTCACCAGGCTTGCTGCGGAGATGCCCAATTCCGACAGTGCGAAGCCGCGTGATGACCTGCTCCAATTGCTGTGCCAGCGCCCGATTTGTGCTCGCCTCGAGGGGCGTGAGCGTCTTCCGTTCGATGCGCGTTCGCAGACCCTTCAGCATGGACTGGCGCAGCTTTGCCTTCGCCTCGGCGTCAGGTTCGCCAGGCGCCTTGACCGTGACAGGCTGGAGCCCGGTGTGCTGGATCGGCGGAAGTCCAACAGCACCGAGCGAGCCAGCCGGGTCGAAGCCCGAGCGAATGAGGATACCAACCGCGTTGACCTGGTCGAGCAGCGGCGCCGGCGGAGCGCCTGGCACCGGCGGCGAATTTGCCTCCGGCTTCGGAGTGGGAGGCGTCTCGGGAAGAGCCTCGTGCGTGGCCGTCGATTCGGATTCGGGCGCAGCACCTTCGATGCCAGGCAGACCCTCGCCCGGGCCGGCCGGCATCGGCGCGACCGGCAAGCTGACGGAGGCGACGTAAGCCTCGACCATCCCGCTCGGCAGCAGCACCAATTCGTCGAGCAGGCCGCCCTCCGGTGTTTTGATCTTGTCACCGAATGGCTCGAGCCCGAGAATGGTCCGGCGCTCGGCCACCGTCAGCGGCTGGTCAAGAGCCTTCTGCGCCTTCTCATACCTGGGCGAGTCATCGTCAAATTCCGGCTCGTCAATGATGAGTTCGACCGTGAGGTTGAATGCCTTGTACCGGTCGAGCAGCCCGAACTGAATCGTCTCGCGGATCGTCTCGAGCCGATCGTGCACCGCACCCTGCCAGAGCACGGCCTCATCATAGGACTTGGTTCCGCCGCTGTTCAGCCCGGCCGGCGCCTTCTGTCCGACCTGCGAACCTGGCACCCGCCAACCAGTGAGGATGTCGTCACGAGTCATTGCCATGAGTTCGACAAGCTCGAGATCGTCCATATTTGCCGTGGTCTGCATGAAGTCGATCGGACCGCGCGCAACCTGGAGTCGCTTCGCCGCCTGCGGTGACTCCACGATATTGCGCCAGTCATTCACGAATTGGGTCCACTGTTCCGGAGTGATCGTCGTCGCGTTGTCCTTCGGCGAGACGATGCCGCTCAGCCGGCCGCCGGCACTGAGCACACCCGAAACGTGAGCGTCGCCCAGGCGAGTGAGCGCCGCCTTCTCGCCCCATGCCTCGACCAGCCCGATACCGAAATGGCCGAAGTCAGGCGGATCCAGGTAGAACGAGAGAACCTCTTCCGCCTCGAGCGGTGTGCCGCCCTCGTCAATTGGACGGTCCAACGACCAGCCGAGCAGGTTGCCGGCCTTGTCTTCGGCGGCGTACATCCGCGCCGGATTCAGATAGAGAATCGCCAGCGGAGTTCCGCCCAGTGCCTCGCTCTGGTCGAGGTACCAGAAGCCGGTACCGCACAGGCCGGCATGCCTGGAGGTGAGCGTCCACATTTCGCGACGCGCCATCTTGCGCTTGAGGTCTGTCGCGGCCTGCGGCTTCTCGAGCAAATCGCGAATGGCAACGAGTGCCGGTGGGCTGTCGTCGTTGATCAGCTCGCCGTCGTCAGTCTCGAGGTGCCAGGCCACACCGCCCGCCCGGCTAGATACCGCCTGCTCCGCCAGGCGAACCCAGGGATGCCGGCGATATAGCTCCTGAGCGGCAAGCGCCATCTTCTGGGGAGTGCGGCCGAGTGACCACATCGGCGTCGTGTACGCGAGCGCGGAAGCACCCGGCCCGGAGTAAGCACCGAAGCTGCCCGCCTTGGCGGAACGCCGGCCAATGAGAATACTCACTGCTCAACTCCCAGGCGTATCGTCAGGTGGACGGCGGTCACGTACAAACCACAGTGCGAGAAAAGCAAAAGCCGCGACGATCAGAGCGAGCGGCGGGTAGACCATCGCACCGCCCGTGACGGCGAGTACGAAGCCGGCAACGAGAAGAACATCGTCAGCCTCAAGCTTGCTCACGCGACCATGCTGAAGCTGTCGCCTGGCGAGTCTCCGACCGATCCACCGAGCATTAGCTCGGTGAACGCCCAGGCCAGGGCGTCGAGCCGGCCAGGGCTGTCCCCAGACTCAGGCGTCCAGTGCGTCAATTCGTACTCCAGCTCAGGCATGGGCCGAACGTGTGAAATTCGATCTTGCTCGTACAGCATGGCGATCGGCTCGGCACGCGTTCGCTTCCCTCGAGATGCGGTGACGAGTTTGATCGGTCCTTGCCAGCCGATCATATCATCACCCCGGCGCGCGGCATTGATCGTGAGTCCAACCATCTCACCGCCGTTGTTCGATTCAGCCACGATCGAATCAGCACCGAAATCAGACGCTGCTTGCAGGGCGCGCTTTGCCCAGGCCGTCGGACCGACACGCGCCGACCGATCGTCCAATACGTATCCGCGACCGTCGTATGCCAGGCCGGCCACCACGATGCCGGCCTCGTCCGCCTGCTCGCCGCTGGTCGCATTTGGATCTACCGCGACGACGATGCGCGCCAGGTCGGGAATGGTTTGTCCGCCCTTGATGATGAGTGGGGCCGGCCGATAGCGAATATCGTTCGTCGTCCACAATGCGCCAGGCGCGTCGAGAAGCAATTCCGCGAACAGCTCTTGACGGCCCAGGCGTGTACCCTCGTACGCCTCGAGGACATTCGCTCTGAATGTAGGGGCGAGGTTCTCCAGGTTGTCATAGCTTGATCCTCGCGTGACGGCCGTGCTCGCCAGCGTGGGCAGGCCAGGCGTGTCGGGCGTTCCAACGAGCAGGCGCACCGGGCGTGGCGTCGTGGTCATGATCGCCTGCGGTTCGGCGCCTAAGCGCAAACCCAACTTGAGGTTTGACCAGGTGGTTCCCACGGTGTCGCCGGCGTTCGCATCGATCCAGTACGCAGGCTCGTCACCCCAGGCTTTGTGATGCTGCGGACCACGCAGGCTCGCCGGCTTCTCGCTTGAGTAGACCTTTGCACGAGACTCGTTGGCCAGGAACAATTCGCCCATGGACCGGTTCCACGCCGTGTCGCGCGCTCCGCCTCGCAACTCGTGTGGTGCGAACGCGGCGAGCAGGCCGGACTCGCCTTCCACCATCGTGTCGCGCCCATCTGCGAACGTCTGCGCGACCAACGCAATCCGGGATCCAGGTTCGTCGCGCATCCACTGCGCTACGGTCTCAGCCCCTGTTCGCGTCTTGCCCCATCCGCGGCCGGCCATGATGAGCCACGTGAACCAGCTCCCGCCAGGCGGCGCCTGGTCTTCACGACGCACGCGAGACCAGGATTTCTCGGCTGCCCGCTTTTGCTTACTCCGCAGGGAGATAGCCGCCAGGCGCAGGACTCGCTCCTGGTCGCGCGGCGAGAGGTCAGCTAGCTTGGGCATTAGCTGCCGGCCACTCGTAACGCTCGAATCCGCTCTCGGAATATGGGATCATCCTCGCCGTAGCCCTGCTCAGGCGTGACCTCCAGGCTGACCGGCGGCTGGCCGTAGCAGAACAATGCGATGTTCGCCCCATTCGCAATCTGCTCGCGCTCTTCGGGCGTAGGCTCCCAGACTGATTTGACCCAGCGAGGTTCGTCCAGATCCACCTCGACGTGGAGATCGCGAACCTCGTACTCCTGGCCGGCCGGTGCGGTGAACACCTTGTTGGACCGCTCAGTACGTACCGGTCTCATTCGCCGGACTCGAGCAATAGCTCGGCCTCGCTCAGCAATTGATCGACGTCCATCCCAGCCTCGCCGTCCGCGACAATGCGCTTTGCCAGGGCCTTGATATCAACAGTCACGTCCACTCGGT